ACAGAAGATAACATTGGTATGATGTTCATGGAGGAAAGTGTGCGTAACACAGCCGAAGCCATGATGAGTCTTGAACTAGGCAAGCAGTTGCACCTGCCTAACACTAAGTTTACTGATGAGGAGTACGAGAAAGCCTATAAAGATACTGTGGGGTCTGGTCGTTACTACTTCTTTGATCACTTCGGCTCTAACAGCATCGACAACATTCTGTCTAGAATACGTTACTTTGCTAAAGCTGTGAAGTGTAAGTATATTATCTTAGATCATATCAGTATTCTTGTAAGCTCACAGGAACACAGCTTTGATGAGCGTAGAACAATAGATGAATGTATGACCAAGCTTAGAACTCTTGTCCAGGAGCTTGATATATGTCTTATAACTGTATCACATTTACGTAGGCCATCTAGCGGATCACACGAGGAAGGACTCAACACATCATTATCTGATCTCAGAGGCTCTGCAAGTATAGGGCAACTAAGTGACATAGTGATTGGCTTAGAACGTAACGGTCAAGCAGACGATATTATAGAGAGACATACAACTCACGTTAGAGTAATCAAAAACAGGTTCTCTGGTCTTACAGGACTGTGTGCTAAGTTGTATTACGACTTTGAAGATGGTCGCATGAGAGAACGCGATCTTGAACTTAATGCATAAGGAGATAAACATGGCGAAGATTTGTAGTGTTATTGCTTTAGTGTTACTGGCGGGCTGTTCTGCTGGATGGAACCAAGCTCATCAGAATGGTGGTGGTTATGCGTATGTAGGTTGTCACGTTATACATCTAACACCTGTAGATTGCTATCCAGCACCAGATAAGTGTGCGTATGCTTTTGGTCCAGAAGGTGACAGGAAAGTAGGTCAGAAGATATACTTTAAACAGGTAGATGCCTACGGTAAGGTAGGTAGGCCAATGACTTCCAGACCTTGTAAAGAAGGTGAGTAGTGCCTCTTATATCTATCTATAAGCTAAGTGACGCTGACCTCCATGACAACAAGAACGTGTTGTTTGTGTATGCTGATCATCGCAAGCAGGTAGGTGATCCTGATGTTAATCACAGGTTCAGAGATATGGCTAATGCTCTACCGCTTGTTATAAAGAAGCACGGTGGAACATCTCCAGAGTCTTTTTGGAAGGACTCAGAGTTAGATGCTTTTAAGAATGAGTTTACAAACTCGTATGATAAGATTATAAAGGTTTTAGGCGGAACCAATGAGAGAGTGTATGGTGTCCTTTGTAGAGAGTCGTTAGATCACGATGACTTTTCCATAGATAGAATAAAAGAACACTCTGTTGAGGTGTACAAGCATGTAGCTTTTACGTTGTCAAGATTTTACACACGCTATAGCCCCATTAAATTGGAAGGACTTTAATTATGCCTTATAAAGATAAAGAAAGACGAAATGAAAACGCTAGAAAATATTATAAAAAAGTAGTATTTTCTAAAACGAGAGATATGGATCACGATTATTTTTTTACTAAAAAAGCTAATGCTTGTTTTCAAAGGATACCCAAAGACCTAGATGTAGATGAAAGTTTGTATATGGATGCTGAATATTTAAAAAGTATTTTTCCTTCTGATAAAAGATGCCCTATTCTTGGACTTTTGTTTGAAGTTCAAGAAGGTACTGCAGGAGATAATTCACCAAGTCTTGATCGAATAGATAGTAAGTTAGGATATTTAAAAACAAATGTGCAGTGGGTTTGTAATAAAGCTAACATGATAATGCACAACTCAACTCCAGAAGAAGTTATGGCAGTAGGTTTGTATCACTACCAAGTTTACAAAAAATCTAAGGAACAACATGAAACGATTCAGATCGAATTTTGAGACTAACTTTGCAAGGTTTCTCAAAGACAACAAGATTAAGTACGAGTACGAAACAAAGAAGATAAAGTACACACCTAAAGAACGTACTTACAATCCTGACTTTTACTTAGTAGACTACGACATTATAATAGAAACTAAGGGACGTTTAACTATGGATGATAGGGCAAAGCATATGCGTATCAAGGAACAACATCCTGATCTTGACATTCGATTTATTTTTCAAAGATGCAAAGAAAAGCTTTACAAAGGTTCAAAAACAACGTATGCTGATTGGTGTGACAAGCACGGTTTCGAGTATGCCGAAGGGGAGATACCAAGGAAATGGATGAAAACGAATTAAACGGAATACTTGAAGAAGAACGTAAACTCCTCAAGGACAACAGAGTATACCTTGTGCTTGAACTTAACGAAGAAGACCCTACAACGTTCTCTATGTTCTGTCTTGATACAACTTCAGATGATCCACAAAAAGAGCCTAATGTTTGTCAAGTTATAGGCAGAGGTCTTACAGATATTATTAGCAATGACTTAGAGGGCTTACTTGATCTTGGTCACGAAGGCATAGAACGAGACAAGAAAGGTGTAGAAGACAACGTTATAAATTTAGATAGTTATAGGAAGAAAGAAGAGGAAGACACTACACAGATAACGTTCTCTTTTGAGGATGGAGAAAAAGATGAGTGAAGATCTCGTCAATAGTCCAGCACACTACAATATGCTTGACATAGAGGCTATTGATCTGATAGAGATGTCTATGACTAAGGATGAGTTTCAAGGCTATCTAAAAGGCAACGCTTTGAAGTACATCATTAGATACAAACACAAAGGACAACCCAAACAAGATATAGCGAAAGGGCTATGGTACCTAAAAAGGTTAGAAGGAAAGATTGATGAGTGAGTTACCTACAGACTATCAAAAGTTCATACACAAAAGCCGTTACGCTCGTTGGATTGATGAAGAAAACCGAAGAGAGACATGGAACGAGACAGTTTCCAGGTTCTTTAACTTTATGGTTGATCACGTAAAATACACTACAGACGTAGACCTTTCCAAAGATGACACTATCAAGCAAGTCAAGCAAGCTATTCTACAGTTACAAGTTATGCCTTCTATGCGATCTCTTATGACTGCTGGCCCTGCTCTGAAGAGAGAAAACATTGCAGGATACAACTGCTCCTACATACCTATAGACAATCCTAAGTCTTTTGATGAAGTGTTATACATTCTTATGAACGGTACAGGCGTAGGTTTCTCTGTAGAAAGACAGTACATTAACAGCTTACCTACAATACCTGATCAACCATTTGAAGACACAGAAGATGTTATCAGTGTAGCTGACTCCAAAGAAGGTTGGGCAAGAAGCTTTAAAGATTTGATTGGTTATCTCTACAGTAACAGAGTACCAAAGCTAGACTTTTCTAAGATTAGACCTGCAGGAGAACGCTTGAAGACCTTTGGTGGTCGTGCCTCTGGTCCTCAACCACTGCAAGATCTGTTTGAGTTTACTACAGGAGTGTTCAAGAATGCACAAGGAAGAAAACTCTCATCTATTGAGTGTCACGATATCGTGTGTAAAACAGGTGAGGTCGTGGTTGTTGGAGGTGTTAGGCGTTCTGCTCTTCTGTCTCTCAGTAATCTTTCTGATGATCGTATGCGTTCTGCTAAGTCTGGTGATTGGTGGCATTTGTATCCTCATAGGGCTTTGGCAAATAACTCAGTTGCATATACAGAAACTCCTGATCCAGCATCGTTCATGAAAGAATGGCTTTCGTTGTATGAGAGTAAATCTGGAGAACGTGGTATCTTTAACAGAGTAGCTGCAAATGATAAAGCAACAAGCAATGGTCGTAGACAAGAACACGGTGACTTCGGAACTAATCCGTGCAGTGAGATCATACTGCGACCTAATCAATTTTGTAATCTGTCTGAAGTTGTATGCAGATCAAGTGATACAGTAAAGATACTGCAAAGAAAAGCAGAGCTTGCTTCTATACTTGGTACGTTACAAGCTACACTTACAGACTTTAAATATCTTAGAACACGTTGGCGTAGTAACACCGAAGAGGAACGGTTGCTTGGCGTGTCTTTGACAGGAATCATGGACTGTGCTGTCTTACACAGATCTGATTCCGACAAGACGCTAAAGCTGTTAAAAGATACAGTTATAGCTACTAACAAGAAGTGGGCTGATCTCCTTGGCATTCCTCAGTCAACAGCTACAACTTGTGTTAAGCCATCTGGTACTGTCAGCCAGCTCACTGACTCTGCTAGTGGTATTCATGCTCGACACGCTCCGTACTATGTAAGAACTGTGCGTGGGGATGTGAAGGATTCTTTAACTCAATTTCTAATGAATCAAAACATTCCAAATGAACCAGACTTCAACAATCCTAGCAATACGGTGGTTTTTTCATTTCCTTTCAAATCACCTGATGCTGCAATCTGTCGGACTGATATGAAGGCTCTGGAACAACTGCACGTATGGAAACGTTTTAGTGACCATTGGTGCGAACATAAACCTTCTGTTACGGTAAGTGTCAAAGAGCATGAATGGGTTGAGGTTGGAAACTGGTGCTACTCAAATTTTGATAGCTTGAGTGGTATCAGTTTTCTCCCATTCTCTGATCACAGTTATAGGCAAGCACCCTACCAAGATAGCACAAAACAAGAATACAAGAAGCTTTGTGCTGCTATGCCTGATGCTATTGATTGGAAAGAATTTGATAATTATGAGAAAGAGGATAACACAAAAGCCTCACAAGAGTTAGCTTGTAGTGCAGGAGTTTGTGAAGTAGTAGATATATGAGTGACAAGAAACAATCAATAAAATTATCTAACGTAGGCGTAGAACTAAAAAAAGACGGTAATGTTGAACTGGTTTACAGCCACATTACCGCCGATGAATTTAAGAATACAATGGATTCTAAACTTCCAGAGTATGAGAACACAGAGCTTCTTTATTCGTTTATAAAACGCTTGGAGAACATAACAAAGGTCTACAGAGAAACAATCAATAAGTTACTATAGTTTCTTCTTAAAACCTAACATAAATTTACTACCTTTACCTGTCTCAGTTTCTGCAGATATGCCTAAATTATTTCTTCTGTAGGTAGCTTGAGCTTTTCTATTTTTTTGGTTATCAGCCCTTCCAGACACGGTTATAGAACCATCTCCTAGCTGCCTTCTATAAGTTGCTTCTAAACCTGATTGTCTCTTTTGATCTCCATGTCTCTGTTGCATTCTTCCATGAACAGATAAACCTCCTCCAAAGAAAGGTGTCTGCACACCTAAACCAAAATTGTGGACAGGTTTCTGTTCGTTATGAAAAGTACCCCACTCTGTTTCAGCTTTTGATTTATTTATGCCTTGTGTGTAGTTAAGAGCAATCATATAGTCCTCAATAGGTATATTGAGTTCTGCAGCTTTTCTTATATGTTCGTTTGTTATCTTAGCCCCTTGTTCTTCTGATTGTCGTTTGAATTTATCTAAAGAGATTGCTGCTGGACCAAGACGTAAAGTTCCACCTTTTGACCTTACTTTATTCTTTTTTCCTTTTCTTAGTGTCACACCTTGTTTAGTTATACTTACTTCACCCTTTCTAAAAGTTACCCCTTTTACTTTTCTAGTAGGATTTGAGTATGGTTTATCTTTAGTTGCTTGTGGAGCTTTCCCTTTTTTTGTACGGAATGAACCCATCATTTCACCTTCTTCATGTTGTTACGTTGAATACCTTTAGACTTTTCAAAGCTTCGCATTCCACCTAATCCTAACAAAGACATCGTAAGAGTCATCAGACCTTCTGTTTCAATGATAGGTAATACTACGTCTACACCTGACACAGCCATTCCCCACACAGCTATAGGTTGAAACACAAACTGCCAACCTAGACCAAAGGCGCATATCCACATGATTGCTGGTCTGGCTCCTGCAACAAACAGACTAGGATGAGCAGCTTGAACCTTGTTTGTTTCTATTTGTGCAAGGTTAGCTTTGTTGAAGGCACTTGTTAACTCCTTCTCCATCTCTAGCTTTGCTTTTTGTGCAGCATTCTTGTCTGGTATAACACGATCCAGTATAGTAGATGCTACTGGCAACAGTGAGCTTAGTATACCTATCATTGTAAACCGTCCCTTATTTCTCGCATTATGTTTAAAGTTTTGTTTTCTTGCTGTGGTGGGCCTTCTAAAACAGTCTTTCCTTTAAAACCGTCTGAAAATTCTACGTCCATAGGTTGTATTGGTCTTGTTGGCTCTGGTCTATTTGTAAATTGTTCAATAGGTGCTGTTGAAATTAGTTTAGAAAATTCAAACAAATTAAAGTTATCTTGAAATGATTTAAGGATTTGTTCAGGAGTAGGGTTAAGTATTTCTTCCTTCATCTCGTTAAAAGCTATAAGTCTAGCTCCAGATATTTTAGCTATTTTTTTAGCTACATCTAAAAATGTTTTCAACTCTTCTGCAGTAGTCTTTCTTTTAAGAACACCTACTTTTATCAAAGTTGTTATAAGACTTGGATCAGATATCATTTCTAGTAACATTCTTTGTTTTCCAAGATTGGTCTGTCTAGCTATTTGTTCTGCAGCTAAATATTTCCAACTTACAACACCACGGATTCCAGAAAAACTTCTTCCAAGAGCACCAGGAAGTGTTAGCTGTCCTGCTGGATTTCCAATCATGTCTGCTAAAGTTTTATAAGCTGGAGTACTTTTTGCTTGTGTAGCTACAGATATCTTAAAAAGTTCTTCTATGTTATTTTGTCTAGTTGTATTACCTGTTAAACTATCCATTCTTTTATATAATGGATCAAGATTTATCAGATGGTTGGCAAATTCTTTTACATCGATAGTTTCAGCTAGTCCAAAGCTAGGATTGTTAACAAGAGTCGAGTCACCCTCGCTAAGTGCTGCTTTTCTAGTATCAGTAATTTTTAATGCTCGACTAGCTAACGAAGCATTAAGTACTTTTTCTAAATTATTTAAACTTGCAATATTAGCTTTTGTTAAATCTTGTCCAGGTTTTATTCCTAAAACGTATTCAAAAAATCCGTCTATTCTAGTAGTTTGCGCTTCTTTAATACTTACAGGCATAAAAGATTCTACTAAATCTTGAAGTTGAACTGGTGTTATATTAGGATTTTTATCTATGATAGTTATAATGTCATCTGTAGCTTTCATATCTAAATTTTTAAAGCTAGTTTGTATCTGAGATAAAATTTCTGGGTTAACAGAGGCTCCTGATATTATCTTCGGAGAAAACAAGCTATTTATGTTAGATCCTGAAAAGAAATCATACAAACCATCAGCGTCTTTTATATCCTTAAATTCTCCAAACAAAGAACTCTCTTTTAAAGTTTTTTCTGCTTTGTTTGCAACACCGTTAATAAGACGTTCTAAAGAATTGTATTCTTGTTTATAGTCTTTTATCAAGCTTGGTATATTTTTTTCAATCTTTTTATAATTGGTATAAAAGGTAAATGTCTCATCATCTATGATACCTTTCGAATGAAGGTTTTTTATATTTCTTTCACCATTTGTACTGAAAACTGCTTTTCTAAAGTCTGGATTTGTCACCATTCTTAAACCTAAGTGATCGCTTAAAAGGCTGTTCATTTCTTTTTTAGCTTTTTCAAATACTACATCGTTTGCACCATCTTTTTTTATAGGATCATATAGGTTTTTATAAAAAGTTTCTACATATGTAGGGCTTCTAGTAAAAAAGAAATCTAAATACTCGTATTCTTCTTTTTGATTTGTTTTTCCTTGCAAGTTTCGTTGACTTGGAAGATCTTTCAGCATAACTTCTTTAAGTCTTCTAGTTCTTGCCCATAATTCTTTAGCTTCTTTAGACATATCTAAAACTTTTACACTGTCTAATATTGAAGTAGTTGCTTCGGTAACATCAAAAGAAGCGGCTCCTCCTTCTGATAATCTATTTTTAAAACCATAGGTTCCTATTCGTTCAGTTAAACCTAATATGTCTGTAATTTTAAACTCGCTACCTATTCTATCTTTTAAATAAGTAGAGCTTCCTTCAAACTCAACGTTGCGACCTGTCCTTTGTTCCATATTAGTAAGAAGATGTAGTAAATATTGTCTTTTACCTGACTCTACTGTGTCTCCATGATAAAGAGCGTAGGTATCAAGTTTTGAACGAATTTCAGATACATCGATAAGTCCTGCTTCTCCCTTTTTGTCTGCTTGAATATTCGTTTTTTGGCCTTGTTGATTATACGATGTATTCCTTAAAAACACAGGTGCATTAACGTTATCTATGCTTTGAAGAATTTCTTCTAGTTCTTTTGTGCTCTTTCCTCTTAGTGAGATATATCCAGAGTAGGCTTTAAGATCCTCTATAAGACTTTTTGATTGAGTTTGTCCAAATTCTACCCAATCACTTCCAAAAGCTTCACGTAAGTTTATAACTTTTTCATCTATTTCAGTATTTTTTAACTTTTTCATAGCTTCAAAAATAGGTGAGCCATCTACTAATGTTTCTTTAAGAACTTGATTAAGAGGATCACCAACGCCTTTAAAACGAAATAGTTCTTTTACTTTTTCATTCAACGTTAACATAACGCCTTCTATGTTATTGTTCATGGCAGTGCCGTGGGCTGCTGTAGCTGCTTCATGTGTTAAACTATCTTCATTGAGATCAAATTTTTGATTAAGACCTAAACCCCCGTCTTCTCTGCTAGCATACACTGCTTTTGCAAACATTGCTTCATCATTAAGTGTTTTAGACGCATCTGGAGTAACATCTGTTTTACGTTGTATTATTTCGTTTCTAAGAGTAGTTTGATTATTTTGCATTTGTTCTGTCATTGCTTTTATTGCTGCAGTGTATGAACTAAACTCTTTAGCAAGCGCAGGATCTTCAGAAATCCTTTTTAATCTTTTCGATATTAAACCTATATTTATATCTACATCCTTTAAAGAAGCTTCTAGTAAATCTAACATTACCCTACCTTCTGGTGTTGCAGCTTTCGTAGCAGTTCCTCCAAATACTTCTTTTAGTCTACCAAGCATCGGCAAGTAGTTTGTTTCATATTTAGCGTCTGTCATAAGTTTGGAAAACGCACCTACTTCTTGTTGAGCCATAAAAGCTTGATTCGTCATCTGAAAAGTTAATTGAAAATCTTCAAAGTTGTCTTCTTTACCCATTCTTAACAACTTTGCATGTAACTCTGCTGAATCTTCGTGTACTTTTATAATGCCAGAAATTTGTTCCCGTGATAAATTATTCATCATATCTTCAGCAACATTTTGAAGTCTTTGTACGTTAAATCTATTACGTTCAACATGAACGTCGAGTGCTGTAGGATATATAAAATTTTCATCTGCAGTTGGAGGTAAATCATTCCTATATGTAGGATCACTAGGATCTTTAGGAGTTTTAAATAGTTTATCTTTAGTTTCTCTTACAACTCCATCTGGACCAATTTCTGTTTTCATAAGTGGTTTTGTAGCGTCTACAGTAAAAGCTTTAGTTAAAGGAACACCACCCATAGCTGCAAGAAGCCTACGTTCATAAGGACTATCAAACAGTACCTTGTTAGGATTAACAACTGTAGGCGGGTTTATTAATTTATTATATCCTTTAGGATTTTCTATTTGTCCTTCAGTTCTCAATCGAGTTTTATATAACTGAGATATACCGTATTTTTCTACATTATGAGCTAGTATTGCAGCCAATATAAAAATATTTCCTACACCTAACGTAGCTCCTTGTTCACCGTAAATAGCTTTTGCAGGTGTGCCTACAACAGTGTCATACGTTTTAGATACAACGTCTGTTCCTTGTGAACCCAACGGAATGTAAGTTTTCTGTACTTGACGTTGAATACCTTCTGATATTCTATTAGCAAGTTTAAGAACATTTGAAGGTTGAAGGAACATACCTCCGAATATTGGACCTATATACTTCCAGTTTTCATAAGGCGTTCCTTGAAAATGACTTTCAATAAATCCAGAAGTGATTCCACCACCCACTGCTGCCTGATTACTAATAAACCTGTCTCTTTTTCTTTTTTTAGCAACATCGGCAGCAGTAGGTGCTTTTGTTATTTGCCTTGCCTCCATTAGACCAGTTTTAGCGTCTTTTACGAAGATAGTACCAGATATGCCTTCGTTGCTTTTTGCAATTATTTGAAAGTCAAACAGACCTTTTCCAGTTTTTTTAATATCTACACTACCCTTAATAACAGGATTGTATGCTTTTACAACATCTCCAAATAAGTTTGCTTTAGCTATAGCTTCGTCTGCTTCTAACTCTGCTTTAGCAACATTTTTTCTAGCAGTATTTAAATGAGGGCTGTTATCTATTTCTTTTAACGTAGGTTTTGTACTTTCTAACTCTTTTAACTTAGTCTTTGCAGTAATAACAGCTTTTTGCGCTTGTCTTGCTTCATTAGCAGCAACAGCGTTTTCAAGATCTACTGCTATCTTAGGTCTTGTTCTTAAAGCTGAATTAAGACTGTCTTTCCAAGCTGTCTGAACTCGTTTAGCCATTGTCTTACCTTGTCCAGCCGTTTTTGAAAACATCATAAGAGCTTTACCAACTTGATAAGGTGTTCTAAGCGTATTTATAGGAACTGCAAATTCAACACTTCTTTCTACCATCTTCTGAAAAGTGCTGATGTTATCCACTCCAAAATCTTTTTCTATGTCTTGAGAAAGAACCATTATATTTTTAGTCAGCTCACCCATAACATTGTTACGCATATAACTTTTATTATAAGGCATGTATGGAGCACCTGAAGCTAAATTTGCAATGTTTTCTATGTACCAAGAACCTAATTGAGCAGTATGATCTATTGCAAGAGGTATCAATACTGATCCTTGAGCGGCTCCTGAAAGTGCAGAACCTGTTATTCCTGAAACTTTTGCTTTAGTTCTTTCCCACGTAGATCTTTCATCATCTTCAATAAAAAACGTTTCAATAGCTCCTAAATCTCCAGGTGCTCTACCACCGTAGTCAGGTGAGTCTCTTCTTAACTGTAGTTCTTTCTCTTTTAACGCTTGTGCAAATTTAGCTTGTTCTAACTTTTGATCATCTTCTAAAGAACTTGCAAATCTACTTGCTGGTAAAGTTTTAGCTTCTTCTTCTGAAAATAGTTCACCTGTAGAACTTGCAAAAGGAACTTCTGGCGGTCTAACAGGTTCGCCAAAATAACCTGCGTCTGGATCAGGAGGTGTATCTAAAAACGTATTTTTTGGAAGACCTTGTTGTATTGCTTCTCTTCTACGAGTTGCATCTCTTTTTTTAGTACTATCTCTTGTAGGCGTAATAGTGTCTTTAGATATACCTACTACTGATTCCTGTAATGAAGGTTTAAGAGGCATGTTCTCATCAGTTAAAGTCATCTTAAAAGGAACTTTTTTAGGAGGTGAAACAACTTCTTTAGGTTTGTTTATTTTAGCCCTGAAAGCATTTATAACTGTAGGCGTAGAAGTATCAGCCATATGTTATCTCCTTGCATCTATTAATTGTTCTAAGAAAAGTGCTACTTGATTACTTGTGTTTTCATTCTGATCTTTACCATTTAAAAAATCTTGAAGTGCATCTCCCATTTTTAAATCTGTAGGAACGCCAGCCCTGTCTCTTCCTTGAAAGCTATTTAAATCCCTTTGCATACCGTCTATAAGTATCTTAGGATTGTCGGATTGTCTCAGCCCTTTCATTGCAGAAGCTACTGCTGCTTTCTTCTCTTCTTCATCCATTTCAGAATATTTCTTTGAAGATATTTTATTATTTTTTAAAGACATAAAAACAATACTAAATAGTTGTGTCATCTTCTTTTGATCTATAGGTTTACCTTTTTGATAAGAAAACATAGGTATTCTGCTAGTATCAGATACTCGTGCTTCTTCCTGCTCTGTTTCCTTAGTTAATTGTGCATGGTGAGATAATTCTACATTTCTTTCATGTGCAACGATTGCATCTTCGTATGTAGTATCACCTTCAGGACCATACCCTATTGCCTTCTCCAGAGCATGTGCTCTTCTTTCTATTCCTCTAAGCGTAGACTTTAACTGATTTAGAGCACCTTTAGCTAAATGACCACCAACTCCTCTTGTCCAAAGAGCGTTGTATATATTTTCAAAGTCTTCATTAGATATTGCTCTTCCACCAGAAGAACCTTGAACTAAACCTGCATAGTAGTACGTCATAGAAGTTCTAAGCATCAACATCTCTCCTCTAGCCAATGCTTTTGTTTTAGCTATTTTATCTTCTCCAGCAGTTCTAAAAGCCTCATTAACTGCTTGCTGCTCTTCTTCTATTTTACCTCTTAAACTACTTAGTTTACCTTTAACTTTACTTTCCCACGTTGAAGAATTTGCACTTGAACTAGCAGGTGGTGAATTGATATCATCAAGATTAAAACCTGTTAGTCTCCTTACAGTGTCTCCTAAATTTGCTGACTTTAAAGCAGTGGCGACATATCCTCCAGCATTTATAAGATTTCCTGCTTTAACAGTAAGTATGTCTATTGTGCTAAATATATCTGCATCCTTAGAAATTGCTCCACTTTCAGATATTTTTTTTAACTGTGCATATGCTTCTTTTTCTTGTTCAGTTCCTACCTGTAATTTAGCTAACAAGTTTGGAGAAGAAGCTAACTGTTTTACAAGTTTTAAATAATTAGGATCGTTTGTTGCTAATCCTTGCTTAGATTGATACTGTGACATTAAATTTACTGTAGTAAGTGCTCGTTCGTAGTTTCCAAGCATGGGCCTAAGTTTTTTCATAGTTTCTAATGTATTTACATTAGCTTTTCTTCTATGTCTTTCACTTTCTGAAAGTTCTTTATCAGAGGTTCTTCTTTTAACAGCCAGTGCATATCCAGCACCCATATCCCTACCATCTATCATATAACCAGAAGGTTCTTTTTTAAAGTTATCTAATATTTTAGTTTTAATGTGTAACAGTATTGTATCTTGTATTTCTCTTTTATCCATGTCTCTAAATTGAGGTAGTTCTTTATATACTGCTACAGTGTCATTTAAATTTGTTAGAGTAGTGTTTCTGTTATACGTATCTAGAGAAGTTAACATTTTTTTCAAAGGATTAAGAACTGCTCCTAAAATAGCTTGGTCAGTTAGGTTAGGATTTGCTTTTTTAAACATCTTAAAATCAGGTGTTGCAAATACGCCCTGTGGATTTCTAAGAGCAATTTGTTGTAAACGAACGGCTGCTACAACTTGTGCTTCGTTTTCATTTTTAGTAAGGATAGGTGAAGTTTCTGTAGTACCGTCACTTTTTTTAACAGCTATAGCACCATTAGCCAGAGGCTTTCCAGAGTTCTGTTCACCTGTTTCCCTAAACATTTTTGCTTGTTTTACTGCAAGTTCATCTTGTTCTACGATTACACCATTTATAGGATTATTTCCTGAATCAGTGTGAGGTAGTTTTGGATTTGGAGTCTTTACTTTAGTGTTAAGTTCAGCGTTTACAACTACTGATCCATCCGCTGTCTTTATTTTACCTTGCTGTATTAATGTACGTACTTTATTAACACTTATTCCATTTTCTCTAGCTATTCTTGATTCTAGATCTTCATTAGAAGGTTTAAAAATTTTTGAAAGTTCTTCAAACTGAGATTGCTCAACAATGAATGCTGTATTATTTTTTGTAAGTTGACTAAAGTTGGTTTTTTCAAGACTTTCAAACTTTTTTCTTATGTGCGTTGGAACGTGCCTTATTAAAGCTTTATATTTAGCCATGTTATTATCAGCAAGAGCGTCTTTAAGTAAAGTATCATAATTTGCAAGATCTACTGCATTTCTAGCTACTACCTGTTTAGCACCTCCCTCACCTAAACTTGGAACTTTTGAATAATCTATGAACGTTGTATTAACAAAATCTAGATGCTTGCCGTCTAATGTTTTTAACGCTACTAGACCACCTTTATTAACCTTACTAGCACTGTCTATTGCTTTCTGTTTAAGACCTTGATGTTTTACTTGATTTTGTCTTTCGTGCTCTCTTTGAAATTTTTTCCGATAAAAGTTACGTGTTTCTTGTTTACTACCCCTCTTTTTTAAATTTTCTGGATAGTCAGGTAGATTTTCTATAATTTGGTCAAGTTGTGGTTTTGTCAATGTATCTGAGTTTAGTGTACCGTTAAGTATTAAGTCTGTTTTGGTACGTGTCCAATTAGTTGAAGAAGGAGTTTCATAACTAGGAAAGTGAGTTATCTTACCATCCTTTCCTATAACAGATCTCAACACATTCATAGCTAAAACTTTTGCTTGTACGTTAGGAGGAAGAATGTTTAGTTGAACAGGGTCGTTAGGATTTGCTTTTGGACCTGTGTGTAACGTCACAAAATCATAAGCTGCTTTAGTCTCTTGTGTTTTTTGTTTATCCTTTAATTGTGCTTTAGTTGATGCAATAGTTTCAGCGTGGGCTGACTTTCTAAACTCAAACTGCTCTCTTTTAAAATCCATAGCACTTTTCTGAGCTTCTTCTTGCCTGACTTGGTCTTCTCTCATTCTATAGCCTTTAGCCATAAAGCCTAAACTAACCATTTATACAGCCTCCCTATCTATGAAGCTTCCGTTACTTTCAACAGGAGCCTCCATCATTTCTTCGCCTTCTTGTTCTTGCTCTTCTTCTTCTGAAAAGTCTATCATTGAGGCTAGTTCATCTTCTTGAATATCTTCTTGGTAGCCTTTTACAATTTTTTGATGCTTTGCAGGATTAAGTTTACTCATTAGATCTAGTTTGGCATTGTCAGACATAGCATCTTTAGGTAACTCGTTAACAACGTTTATGTCCTCTATGCCTTCTTCTACACCCATATCCGTTATAAAAGATACTAGCGGTGGTTTGATTATTTCTGCAACGTCAGGTGAAAACACTCCTTCAGAAAACATTTTAAGCACGAGACTTGAAGCTATTGTTTCAGAAGATATACCTGCATCTAAAAGCTGTAATATGTTTTCTTTTGTTTTGTCTTCTTGTAATGATTGAACAACAGTATCCATAGCTTCTTTAGGAGAAACAATAGAAGCAGGTCGTTCGTAAGGATTCTTTCCAGGTTCGTCAGTAAGAGATTGCCCAGGAATTGCTCTGGCTAAAGTATCTAAATTTGTTTGAGTAGTTCTTGTAACCATAGTGTTACGCCTCTTTTTCTTCTGGTAAACTTGACTCTAAATTAAGAGCAATACGATGATTTCCGTTGTTTCTCAATTGTTTTATTAAAGCTTGTCGTGTACTTTCAGTATCTGCATTACGGTACAAAGTTATCAAATCTTCAGTATACTTACTACGTTCTTGTTGTTTTGGTTCTAAATTAGTTTTTGATCCAGAACGTCCTTCAGCAGCCATAGTTATAGCTTTTTTAAGAAAACCTTGTGATGTTTTATTAGAAGCTTCTATTGCTTTTGCATAAGCTGCTCCAGCATTTCCTGAAGATCCTGAAGATTCTTTACTATCTCCACCACCAAATACACTGCTAACTACATTACCTATAAGCGATTCAAACATACTCATTACAATTTTACCTTTATGATATTAAAGTTTTAGCAACTGCTCCAGAAACAGATCTAAAAGTATCTGATAAAAGAGATCCTAAAAATATACTTAATTCTTTTTCTTCTTCTGCATCTATTTGTGCTTCAAACATTTCTTCTGCAAACTGATTAGATAACACAGTCAGTGCAAGCTGTTGATCTCTAGCAAGATCGTTCTCTGTTGCTGTAAAAGCAAAAGATGCTTCATCTCTATATTGTTGCCAAAGAGCATTAAGACTTGCATTTGAAATACCTAGTATTGCTGCAGAATTAACTTTATTAGCAGCATTAGTTTCTGCTGTATTAGCTGTATTTATAGTTCTACGCCACAACGCATTAGACTGATCTATCTGTACGGACATATTTGCGTTAAACTTATCACGCTCATCATTCATTTTTGCGTTGTACTTTTGTATAGAGTTAGCTTGATCTACATCAAACTGATCCATAGCATCTTGCCTGTTAGCATTAGCTGTTGCAGTTTGAACACCTAGTTGATCATAAAACTTATTTACATCGTTCGCAGTTTTTGCATTTATTTGTTTTCTTGCATTTTCAGCAGCACTGTCAGTAAACAAAGCTTGTTTATTTGCTTCATAGTTTAGAGTGTTTACTTGTTGCTCGTAATCAGCATTCTTAAAATCCATTTGTAAAAATGAAGTAGCGTTTACTTGAGCAGCTTTCATTCTGTTGTCTAGATTTTGCTTATCAAGAGAGGCAATAGTAGCAGCATTTGATAAAGCTGTTTGCTGTTGGTTATTTAAATTTTGAAGTTGTATTGCAGCATACTTATTAGCGTCTTGTACTGCAATAGGTAAAGCACTTTCAGAAATAGCTTGTACCATTGCTGCTGCTGCAACACTAGAAGCTCCAAGACCTCTAGAGTTCATTATGTCTTGAACTTTTCTTACATTTTTTGAAGCCCAACCTGGAAGCGGTTTACCTTCTTCTAGTGACTCATAAAGAGATTCTAGTTGAAACTTTGTAGTAGCTTGTAATGCTAACTCTTGTGTTTTTGCTTCAGCAAGAGTTCCTTCGTGTAAAAGTTCATCTTTGGTACGTTCGTCAACTATAGTAGCAGGATCAATAACAGCTCCAGTGCTTAAAGATATTTCAGCACCTTGAACATTTGTAGGCATATTATCTAGATTTCTAGAAATGTTTTCTATATCTACTGCAGATGTAACACCTGTAGGAGCTGTAACATTAGTTGAACCTTGTGTAGTTATTCCTGCTACATTAGGACTAGATGGTAAACCGTAGTTAGTAGGTGTAAGAGTTTCACTATCTTGTACAGATTGTGATTGAGGAACGTATGCTGCTTCTCCAAGATCAACAACTCCTGCAGCTTGAGTACCCATTTTATTAATAACAGGACTAAACGCTTCATCAAGAGATAGATCTCTAGTTTCTTCCTGTGGTTGTTCTTCTGTTACAATTTCTTCATCTGCCATTGTAGATCACCTTATTGCTACACACTTAAATCATCATTTTTTGTTATTGGTTTAGGATCAGCGGAATAGAAGTATATCAGATCCTCGCCTTCTTTTATGTCTTCTGTTAATATTATCTTCCAGACATCGAGTCTAAACTTATCATTCATGTTCTCAGAGAAAACTTTTTCTAGCCTCTTAGCAAGTACTGGTGTCTTAAACACAATACACTCACCATGAAACAATAAAGAATAGTAGAGTTTATTAGCTACTTCTTCATCTTTCTTATAAGCTTTAAATAATTCAATGTGGGCTTGTAGACTTTTACAAAGTTCATTTATAGTTACGACTTCGCCTTTTAGGTGTGCTTCCTCTGTAGTCTTACACGATGTTAGACATAATGTCAAGAGAATAATTAAAGTAATTATACCTGTTTGTTTTAACATTATGCGCCATCAACTGGAGGATGTTTCCCATTATGAATATGTTTTAGCTCATCAGTATCTCTTCTTAAAGCATTAACACGATGTTGTAATGCTTCAAGCTCTCTTGATCTTGTAGCCATTTCTGTAGGACTAAGCATTGATCCTAACACACTTACCTGATGTTGCATAACAGCGTCACCTGATTCCGTAGCATCTAACCTAGTATTAAGAGATGCTAACTCGCTTGTTATTCCTTTTAAATCTTCTTGTATTCTTGCAACTGTTGATTTAATAACAGCCCATGTTCCAGCTAAACCACAGAGTACTGTGGCAAACGTTAGCATTTCTCTTGCGCCTAATTCCATATTACTTTCTAGCCCACCAGATATAAGCACCTACTCCTGCTATTACTACAACTAAAAACACATACCCTGCTACTGTTTCTAGTATCTTATAAAGCTTTTCGTTTGCTTCTTGTTTCTTTGCGTTTTCTTTTTTTAGTTTTTTGTTGTGTTTTTCTATTCTTAGTTCTCTTTCTTCAAGAATTTCATTCCACGTATCAGGTCCAAACCTTTTGTTAATCATTAAACGAACACGGTTTAATTGTTCGTCTGCCAGTTTTTCTTCTATTGTTTCTTTTGCTATCGCACCTAACGAGAACTTATCTGCCGATGAACCTAACGTCTTACCAATAAATTTATCCCACTTATTAGCAATAGGATGCGACTTTGTATGAACCTCTTTTGTTCCTGTAATGACAGAATCTATTTGATCTGCTATCTCTGAAACATCTTGACAGGTAGCGATTACACTTTTAATTCCTTTGACTGCACTATTTACTAAAGCCAATCCTGCTAGTGTTTCTGCAACTACCATTACGATTACTCGACTTCAACCCAACCTTTAGAGTTGTCAGCTTGATATACATCTTCGTCCCAAGAATATTTCTTGTCGTCATCGGGCATCGTAATTGGTGCTTGCCAATCGTCACTAGAGTCTAAAGCCCATGAAGCGAAAGGTTTTGGGGATATAAATTTATCTTTAGTAGAATCGTAGCTATAGCCAATACCCGCAAATTGCTTGCGAATTTTATTGTTGTAGCTAGTTTTCACCCAATCGTCTGCATGAACTTTATCCTTCAACCAAGCGATGCAAGCCGCCTCACCGTCATTAGTTTCCATGTCGTTGTCCATTACTAACACTTGGACAACTACTTTGTCTGAATTAATTTGCGCGTAATGTGCCATTATTTAATCACCTTTAGTTCTGGCTCCAGTATCTCTGGAGGCTGGGGGTTCATTTTTTGAGTGGTTCCTTTAGAGTATCCATCGCACTTGCCCCACTCCATCATGGAGGGGAAGACACTGATTATCTGACCTTGAATAGTCACAATCGGAACGGGTGGATTAGCCACGCACAACACTTCACCTTCGGCTTGGCTCTCCATACTGTGACTACATTTTCCGCAACTTTTTTTCATTTTAATTCCTATCTAAAACTTGGCCCAAGAAACCAAACTACTAACGAATAGCGATTTCCCTTTGTTACTTTTTCTACGCAGTGTTGCATATACGATGGGAAGACAAGGACACTGCCTTTTCCTTTTTCCTTTAGTGCAGTTTCATCATCACCATAGAATTTAAAATCGCCACCTTCGTAATCTTCGTTTAACAATATTGTCATCGACAACTTTCTTGTTTTATTGTGAAGCCAATTATTTTCTGGCTCATTGTAAACTGTCACACCATTTCCATCATTGTGGTAATCATAAAAACAACCTTTGCTATACTTACCAATCTGCATACTCTCTGCGGCATCTACTTCAAAGTCCCAACCAGATTGTT